GAAACATTAGACTTTGTTCGTGATTGTTCTGTTAACTGGAATGTTAAGATTCATTGGATTGAGTGGGATGAAGATAAAAAATTTGTAGAACTAAACCATAACTCCGCATCACGAAACGGGGAGCCTTACGATAAGTTAATTACAAAGAGAAGATTTTTGCCAAATCCAGTAACAAGATATTGTACATCAGAATTAAAGATTAGACCTATGAAAGAATTTATGCAGTCTAGGGGACACGATTACTGGTGGAACTATGTTGGTTTACGTTATGATGAACCACATAGGGTAGCTCGATTAGCTAGAGCAAAAGATAAAGAGAGATGGAACTCCGAAGCTCCTCTGCATATAGAAAAGAAAACAGTAAAAGATGTTGCAGAGTTTTGGAAGAATAATGATTTTGATTTACGATTACCAGGTATCAATGGTAAAACACCACTTGGTAATTGTGACTTATGTTTCTTGAAGGGTAAGAACACCATTATGAATATAATGAAGAACTATCCAGAAAAAGCACAGTGGTGGATGGATCAAGAAAAGAAGCAGCTGGGAGATAAATCTAAAGATGGGTTTTTGTTTAGGCACGATAGACCTGATTATAAAACTTTGTTAGAAATAAGTAAGAGTCAATTGGATTTGTTTGATTTTGACAAATCAGATGATGTGTGTTTTTGTCATGACTAATTTTGATAAAAATAATTATGATATTATAAAAAATGCTATTGATCCTACAATTTGTGAGTTTGCATTTAAATATTTTAAAAACAAATCAAAAGTATCAAAATGGTTGTGGGATAATCAAAAAGTAGAAACAGATTATTGGGGATATTTTTTTGATGATCAAGCAGATGGAGCCTTCTCTAATTATAGTGATCTTGTTATGGAAACCTTATTACAGTCTTGTACTAATATTATAGAAAAAAAAATAAATAAAAAATTAGTCCCTAATTATTCTTATGCAAGACTTTATGTTAAAGGTAATGTTTTAAAACGACATAAAGATAGGTTTGAGTGTGAAATATCAACCACTATGAATTTAGGTGGAGATAAATGGGATATATACATAGAACCAAACACTATGTTAGGAGGATATAAACAAGAAGATGATGTACTTATTTATCGTGATGGCGGCACTCAAGGTGTAAAGGTATCACTAAAACCTGGTGACATGATGATATACAAAGGAAACTTATGTGAACATTGGAGAGAAAAGTTTACTGGCAACCTTTGTGGGCAAGTTTTTTTTCACTATAACGAATGTACAAAGAAGGCAGAAGAAAATAAGTATGATGGAAGGCCTATGTTGGGTCTAGCCAGATCGTATTGTAATTTAGAATATTAATTAACTTAACTGGAGAAAATAATATGGATAAAAAAAAATGGAAAAGTATAACTTTGAATATAAATGATTACCACGCAGTACGTGGTGTATCATACTTACAACAAAGAAAATTTACTGGCACCATTACTATGCTAATAAATGACTACATTGAAAGTGTAGCAAAGCAAAAAAAAATAGGTGTCACTAAATTTAAAGAACAAATGATACAGAAGTCAAAAGAAGAGGAACACGAATCGAGGTCCTTATAAATTCTTGAAAAATAATTTTGATTTGTTAAATTATATTCATGAGTAATTTTAAAACCAGAGATGATTTCATTAAAGCTTTGGAGCTGCTAAAACAAAATTTAAATAACGAAGAGTATTCTTATGTTACCGGTATAATGCGTTCTTTAAAATATTGCAGTTACAAAGGTTATGATGCTGGATATGATCCTTTGTTCGACTCTGATATTTTTAGAATTAAACATAAAAAACGAGAAAACAACTTATATGCAATACATAAAAATATTAAACTATGTACGAAACCTATCTAAAATAAACTGGGTGATGAAGTATGGTCGCCAAGATACAGTTCCAGCCTCCTTCAACTGAGTTTTTATTGAAACTCGGATATAGATTTTCAAGAAATTTACTTACACACACAGACTGTTATGCAGAAAATTATATGTGGAGAGCTGTTGTTGTAAGTGCCCTGGAGGACACTATGATTGACAGAACAGATAGAAAATCAGCCACTTTAAAAGTTAAAGCTCACAATTGGATCTTAGGTGAGTGTTCTGATTTTGATAGAGTGTGTAATTGGGCTATGCTGGATCCTGAATCAGTATGCGAAGCATATACTGGCGCAATCAAAAGAAAAAAAATAACTTTTAAAAATAAACATTTACAATGGCATAGATATAATGTTTTGTTTAAACAACTACGATCAACTTATGATAGTGCTAAAAAAAAGAATATAAAAAAAGAAATGAAACAGTTAAGAAAAGATGCTGTTTTAGGCACGTGTGTTTTGGTTACAAGTATTTTTTTAAGTGTGATAACTTAGGGTAAGCTGAATGGACCGGACTTACCCTAAGACTTTAAACGGAGACGAGATTATAAAAATAATCTTAATCTCACAGTAAAATTATGATATTTACAGGATGAAGTCAATGTTTATTATATATGTCTATATACAAACTTTTTTTAAAAAAAGTTGTAAAAAGTGTAAAAGTTTTGGGAAAATATGCAAAACACAGACTCACCTTGTATTACAGAGAAAAAGTTTTGGGAAAAAAACAGGAATTTTGCATGTTTTTTAGGAAAACAATGGAGGCGACTATGCAATTTTTTTATATAAAAATTTAACCTATAGAGATATATACATGCCACAGAGAAAAAAAATAGTTAGAACACAAAAAGATTTAACAACTAAACAAAAAAATTACATAGATATTTTAGTGAATGATTGGGGTAATATTACAAAGGTGGACGCTTTATTAAAAGCTGGATATAAAAGTAAAAATAAAGATGCTGCTATGGTATTAGCCAGCAAACTCACTAATCCCAATTTGAATCCTCATGTGTGTAGATACTTAGAATATAAATTAAGTAAAGAACAAGAAAAATATGAAAAAGACAAATTAAGAAGATACAAAACTTTTGAAAGATTGCGTGATGGAGCTGAACAAAAAGGACAATACACAGGAGCTATTGCTGCAGAGTTTAGATCAGGACAGCTTGCAGGACAATTTGTAGACAAAAAAGAGGTGACTCATAGCACATTAGAAGGTATGAGTAGAGTAGAATTAGAAAAAAGATTGAAAGAATTAGAGAATAAAATCAATGATGGAGCTACAATAATAGATGTCACGCCTTCTAAAAAAAAGACTAACTGAAAAAAAAATTTGGAATAAACTTAACCTGCTTCAGAAAGAGTTACCAGGTGCTCATTTTACTAAGATTGAAAGTTCTACTATCAACGGAATCCCTGATGTTCATTGCTGTTATCAATCTTGTAGTTTTTGGTTAGAATTGAAAGCAAATCAAGGTAAGAATTTGAATGTTTCTAAATATCAAATAGCATGGCATTTAAAATATAAAGGAGCTGGTGGACTTTCTTACATCTTGAACTGGCCCCTCATCCACGTACCACCAAAACTGTACGAGATTCGTGAGCCCGGAGTTCCCGTTCCCGCAACCGGGATGCCCGTTCCCGTTATCATTATAAATAAAATGCTCTCAGGTGATCCTGGCATTTCCCGCCAGGCGGCCAGCTCCGCGCAGCTCTGACGAAAACACTGGCTTGACATCCTGAAACCCTGTGCTATATTATCCGATATTAAACGGAGGTAAAAATGAAAATAACTTTAAACAAACAAAATTTTTTGGAGCAGGTGAGGCAGCATTCACGCTGGGAGTCCTTTAGCTATGAAGCTTGGGAGCAAATCTTCGAATGGGAGGATGAGATGAACTCAGAGGTTGAGTATGATCCAGTTTCGTTTTGCTGTGACTATGCAGAGTATGAGACATTCGACAAACTAAAAGAAGACTATAATAATATAAAAACCTTTGACGATTTAGAGGGCAAGACCTGGGTGGCTAATTTGCCTAAGGGTCGTGTGCTCATTAGGCAATTTTAATGTTTGGGTTTTTTTTAATTATGTTTTTTTTGGTCATGATCATGCCTAGAGTTTTAGCAGCTGCTTTAATTATTTTAATGTTTGCGATCGTGGCTCTAATTTTCTAGAGCCCGTTCCCCGTTCCCGTTACGCGTAAGATCCGGATGCGTGCGTGGTGACCTGGGCCGCATCCCCGCAGGCGCAGCCGTGCTGGAATCAGGAGTATGATTTGGTTTGACTTATCCGATAAATATCGTATAATAATAAAATAACAAACGGAGAAAAAAATGGACGATTTAACAAAACTAATGCTTATGGACCCTATGTTCATTCAAGCAATGAAAGACCTAGAAGACAGAGGCTACATTAAGGTAAAAGGAGAAGAAGGTATCGAGATCATTGACAAAGAAGGATTGCAAAAGTATTACGATAACTTCGGAGTAGCTCCTGATCATTTCCCAAAGGTGAGTAAAGATGAATAGCTATTACGTGATTCATGTCAACTATGGTAAGAAAACTATAGAAGCTAGTACGACCTATGAGGCGTGTAAAAAATATGCAGAACACTTTGGTCTACGAAGTACCAGGGGCATAGATGCCTACCTAATGACACAAGCAGTAGATCCTGCAATTTTATAAATTCGATTCCCGTTCCCGTTACCTAATGGTAACGGGAATTTTTTTTTGCATGGAAGCTTTGCAGCCCGGCGGCCCTGGAGACATGCTGGAGATTCCCGTTCCCGTTCCCCAATGATTTCCTGGTATTTTTTTTCAGGATGGCTGTTTCCGGCCAGGCGCCGGTGCTGGAAAATCCCGTTCCCGTTTTCGCAAGACTGGGGTGGGTCTGCGTTTGAGGTTTCCAGCTCGCTGCGCCAGATCCGCGACATGCCAAAAAAATTTTTGGAAGCAGGTTGATAAATGTCTTGTGTTATCCGATATATATAGTATAATTTAATTTTAAACTTAAACGGAGGAAAAAATGGGATTTGATATTTATGGACTAAATCCAAAATTAAAAAGCGAAAGACCGAAGATTGATTGGAACAATCACACAAAGGCAGAGGCAGACCAATATTTTAAAGACGTAGAAAAATTTGAAAAAGAAAATCCAGGTTATTATTTTAGAAATAATGTTTGGTGGTGGCGACCATTAGCAGACTTTGTTTTGTGGCTAGCCGATAAAGAACTAGGCGACAAGGACAGAGAAGGTTGGCATAATAATGGAGGTCATAGAGTTGACGAAAAAACAGCAAAAATTATTTCTGAACTTTTAGAGGCTTCTATAGATGAAGGAATAGCAAAAAGATTTGAAGATGAAAACAAAAGAAAAATGAATAAAGCTAAACTGCATAATTTAGAAGTTCAAAAAAAGCACGACGAATTAAAAATGATTGTTAAAAAGAAAACTGGAAAAGACAATCTAGCTCCAGCAGATTATCCAGAACCTTTTAACAGTCAATGGAATGATATTCAAAAGCTAACAAACTATGAGGCACATTATCCTTTTAGTGTGGAGAATGTAAAAGACTTTGCCAAGTTCTGTCGTGAATCTGGAGGCTTTGAAATTTGTTAGATTTGCCACTAATCTTTTTAGAGGGATTGCTATACCTAGCAATCTCTCTTTTATTTTTATACTTCGCTACATAGTTCCCCGTTCCCGTCTCCCATTTCCGTTGCACCAGGTCACGTGCTCGTAACAGGGGCCGCAGCTGGCCGCGGATCGCACTAGCTGGTGAACGAACTCCCATTGCCCTTCCCATTTCCCATTCCCGTTTCCCGTTACGTGCGAGACTTGTGCCTGCTGGCGCACCAGGAGAGGCGTCCTGTGAGCTTCGGAAGAAAAATTAAAAAGTTTTTTTACTTTATTTCCTTGATTTAACGGATTATAAGCATTATATTAATAGTAAGATTAATTCATAAACAAAACTTTAAACGAAAGGAAAAACAATGAAAAATCTTAAAGCAAAATTAGAAATAAACATTGATGAAGTTTTAGCAGATATATATGATGCTGATAATAAAAGAAAAGAATTTGCAGAAAAATATGCAAGTCTTAAAAAAATTATTACTCAATATATGGATTCTAAAGGCATTAATGAAATTCATATTAACAAAGAAGGATTCGAAGGTTATGTTCAAAGAACTATTACTTATCCTAATAACTTCAATAATAAAAAGTTTAAAGAAGATCATCAGTCTTTATATGAAGAGTATTCATCTAAAGGCAAAAGAGTTTCTTTATTAACTGATAACTTGAAGGAGATAAACTAATGAGCGAATTCAAACCTAAATATGAAGTTAAAAAGTTTGGTGTTGATAGTGGTCAATTTGTTATAGTAGATCCTTGTTATTTATATATGATTGCTGAAGAGTTTAAACTTGAGAGAGATATAATATCCTTAATTAATAAACTTAAAAAAATTGGTGTAGTAATTGAAACAGGTGCAGATGGTGAATATTCTGTTTTAACTACTGAAAGGGGAACAACAATAAAACATAGGGGGTTCTATGCCTAACAATGTTTTAGACTTAATCAATAATCAATCTATTATTTCTAGTAATTCAAGATTTAATGAGTTAAGAAATTCATTAACAGAAGAACAAAGAAAGCAGATTAATTATCAATTAGTATGTAGTGCTATGGAAAAAGCTATCATAGAAATTTATGCAGAATATCCTAATAGCAATGTTACAAATGCACTCAAAGAAAAACTAATGGAGTATTTATCAGAAATAGCAGTCATTATAGATAGATAGTCCTTAAAAATGTGGGGACTATCTGTCCCCACAGCCCACACAAAACAAGGCTCTATGCCCATTTAAACGCCGTTTGATGCACGTTTCACGCCCACACAGTGGGAGGCGTACGCAAAAAAATTTTTACTTTACGTGCAAGTTTTTCACGCGTATATACTTGCGAAACGATATGGGTAGTGTATAAGTAAATTATGAATCCAGATTTAATGACAACTGAAACGTTGAGGCTCGAAGTAGAAAAGAGATGGATCGAGCATATAAAATTATGTCAAGATAACTTTTTATATTTCGTTAAAGAAGTCTGGCCCGACTTTATATATCGTAAAACTACAGACCCAAATAAGATGGGACATCATCAGATTATTGCAAATGAGTTTACTAAAATAGCTTCAGATAAAAAAGGGAGGCTCATAATCAATATGCCCCCTCGACACACGAAATCTGAATTTGCTTCCGTTTACTTCCCTGCCTGGATTATTGGTAAGTATCCAAAATTAAAAATTATGCAAGTATCTCATAACACAGAACTAGCAGTAC